ACAGGCGCGCCACCGCCGGTTGTTAAATTAAACGGATACGGTGATTTTGTTTTTAAGGATGTTCCGGTAGTTGTTCAACAGTATAATATTGAATTGAGTGATAGTGTAGATTATATAAGAGCACCAACGCCGCAAAACGGCTCTTGGGTTCCTACTAGAAGCACAATTTCTGTTACTCTTCATCCAGCCTACAGTAGAGATTCTGTTAATCAATTTAGTCTTACAGACTTTGTTAATGGCAAATATATAGCCGAAAATGGAAGGTTTATTTAATGGCAAATTATTCTTCTTCTAGTCCTTGGAACAACACAAAATTTAGAGGTAATAGATATCTTGATATTCTTCAAATTCGACCTGTGCCGGCAGAATCTGACGATTTTCTATATGAAATAGAATCTCAATATACCTATAGACCGGATCTACTTGCATATGATCTATACGACAATTATAAGTTATGGTGGGTTTTTGCGCAACGTAACATGGATGTACTAAAAGATCCTGTTTACGATTTTACAGCAGGCACAGAAATCTATCTGCCTAAGTCATCTAACTTGCAGAATTTACTAGGAGTCTAGTATGAGCGATAATGATATTAGAGTTGGTCCTAGAGCAGATAGGTTAGGCACAACCGGAGTTTTAGATAGTGCTTTGTCGCCTGTGTTAGGCGACGAAGAATCTAGTGCTACAAAGCCTGCAGAACAAGAACAAACGGCATTTATAGAAAATCCTCTATCAAAATTTGCCAGTTACAACTGTATTGTTACTCTTGCTGCCCTTACAAAAGCAGAATTAGCAGACCCCGACAATACCTATAGGGCAAAAGGACCGATTAATCAAATTGTAAAATCAGGAGGGATAGGAGATAACAAGATACCTACTTCTTATGAGCAATCTCTCGGAATAACAACTGAATACTTTATAGATGATACAGAAATAAACGCTATTATAACATCAAATCGATCTTCCAAGCAGACTAATGCAACTACTATGAATTTTAAAGTTCACGAACCTTATTCGATGGGCATTTTTCTTGAAACTCTTGCGGTGACAGCAATTGCTGCAAATACAGATGCTGCAAGTTATCTGGATTCTGCTTATGTGTTAATATTGGAATTTGTAGGATTCGACGACGCCGGTAAACGAATAGAGGTGCCTAATACTAAGAGATATTTTCCTATCAAACTTACTAAGGTAGAATTTAATGTCACTGCTGGCGGCAGTGTATATGATATTTCTGCTGTTGCATGGAATGATCAAGCACTAGCAGACGAAGTTCAAAGAATAAATCAAGACATTGATGTGTCAGGCATAACAGTAGCAGATCTATTACAAAACAATAATGAAGAAACAAACCGGCCTAGTCTTACATCTGTCCTTAACAAAATACAACTTGATCAAAAAGAGTCAGAAAACGTGCCGGCTGCAGATGCTTATGTAATCATGTTTCCGGAATCGGGTGCTTCTGCAGAAGATAGTTTTAAAAACAGCGATTCTGCAGAAGCAGGAGCAACCACGCAGTCTCAGATTTCTCAGAATCTTGAAGCAACCGCTGAACAGGGAGTAACTCTTGAAGATATACAAAACTTTGCTAGCACCGGCGGCGCCATAAACGAAATTGGACAAGCAAAGGTGGATTCTGTAACATTTACAAGTGGAAACTCTAAGTTCGGAACATCCGATGTTGTGTTTGAAGACGGATTAGCTATACGTGGCAATCTAGAATACGATCAAGAAAATAGATATATCAATATAAGTCAAGGTTCGAGGATACAGGACATTATAGAAGCAATTATTCTTGTATCAGATTACGGAAAACAGCTTGCTACTGCCGAACCAGATTCTCGTGGTATGCTGAAATGGTTCCGTATAGAAACAGAAACATACGAAGTCACCGACGAGGATAATGCAAAACAGATGGGCCGCTCAGCAAAGATATACGTTTACAGAGTAGTAACCTATCGTGTACATGCATCTAATTTTGTAGGTGCTTCGCAAAAAAGTCCTGGTATTTCTGAACTAAAAAAGAAAATTCCAAAAAAATATGAATATATCTATTCTGGCAAAAACGACGATATCATAAATTTTGATATTGCTTTTAACAATGCATTTTACACTGCTGTGTCAATGGATCTGTTTCAAGCAGGCGCAGATGCTCAACTTAACGGCGCATCTGCGGGAGGATTTATTCCAAGACCCTTACCAACACTTGCTTTAGATTCTGCTTCTAGAGGAGACACAGGAAACGAGCCTTCTGGAAATATCGAACGTAATGCAACAACAAATACTAACAGCGCGGTTATAGCAGGCAGCGGCACAGAAACTGTTGAAGTTGCTATTTCCAGACGATTTAATGACATTTTGAATAATGGTGTAGATTTGATCACAATGGAGGTAGAAATTTTAGGTGATCCATATTACCTGTCGGATTCTGGTATTGGTAATTATAGAGCTCCTACGTCGGAAAATCAAACTACAGCTGATGGAAGTATAGATCATCAGTACGAAGAATCTCATGTAATTTTTGAATTTAAAACACCGTTAGATTATAACAATGATACTGGTAGAATGATCTTTCCAGCAGCCGGGGGCGAACCAGTTAAAAAGTTTTCAGGAATATACAAAGTAATAACTCTACAAAATTTAATAAGCCAAAACAAATTCACACAAAACCTAAAACTACTTAGAGTGCGCAATCAAATCGGTGAAGACACCGAAGACAATAAATTTATCAAACCAGATGATGGTAAGCCGTTATTTGATATTACTAAAATTCCTACTTTAGATGATATACTAGGAACAAGTGCAGAATCGCTTGTTCCTATACCACCGTCGTTAGAAGAACTAGGATTTTCCTCTAACAACGGTGCAACAGAGTCAATTGGCGATGTAACCGGCGAATTTACTGGTGCGCCGACACAACCTCTTACTGCTCCAGAAAGCGAACCGGACGAACCTAGACAAACTCTAGAGAGTCAAACTCCCGTTGAAGGTAATCCTTCAGAAGGCTTTTAATAAATTAAGGTATAATAAATGAGAAATGATAGTGTAAACACATATACAGGACAAGTTAAAAGAAGTGATTCTCAGCTTGTTAAATATGCCCCGTCGCCTAACCCTTATATTGCTATAGTTCGCAGTCACCTTGATTCCTCATTTATGGGCGGATTAGAAGTTCAGTTAATGCCAAAAAATGCTGCTGGTAACCCTCCTGACGATCCAGGAAGTTACTACAAGGTAAGGTATCTTGCTCCTTTCTACGGCGTAACTCCTTTAGCAGGTGTGCAAAATAATTCAGGGCACGAAAACAGTCAAAAATCCTATGGTATGTGGTTTATACCTCCCGACGTAGGTAGTAAAGTATTGGTTATTTTTGCAGAAGGAGGTGAAGCATTCTGGATAGGTTGTATACCAGAACAAGCTACTAACTTTATGTGTCCAGCCGGCGATGCAGTAACAACCTATCATAATGCTACGTCTCGTTCTTCTGAAAAATTGCCAGTAGGTGAAATTAATAAAAAGCAAAGGCGTGATGCAAGCACGCCTCCTACTGCGTTTGCTAAACCGGTTAATAATGACATTTTAAACAGCCTGCAAACAAGAGGTTTAGAAGGGGACGAAACAAGAGGCTTAACAACTTCTAGTGCTAGACGAGAAGTCCCTAGTGCAGTTTTCGGAATATCAACTCCAGGGCCGCACGACCGCCGGACTGATGCTCCTAAGGTTCCTTATGGAAATACCGAAGTCTTTCATAATAGACTGGGCGGATCGTCTTTGGTAATGGACGATGGTGATGCAACACTAACACGAAAAGGATTCCCTAATTCAACTCCGCCAGAATATGCTGATAAAAAAGCAGGAGACGAAGACGGCGATGTAACAATTCCTCACAACGAGATGTTGCGCCTGAAAACAAGAACTGGTCATCAAATACTGATGCACAATTCAGAGGATCTAATCTACATTGGAAATAGTCGAGGCACAGCATGGATAGAGCTTACTTCAAACGGCAAAATTGATATCTATTCAGAAGATTCAATTTCAGTTCACACTGCACAGGATCTAAATTTTAAAGCAGACAGAGACATTAACTTTCAAGCAGACAGAGATTTTAATGTAAAAGCCAAAAAAAATATTACCTTTGAAGCAGAACAAGAAGACTTTCAATTGATAGTTGGTAGGAATAATCAGATTACAACTGGCGGTTTTTTACATATTAACACAGACAAAGACACACGGTTAGAATCTAATACAAGCAGTATAGATGTTTTAGCGGAGACTAATCTTAACTTAGAGTCTGCAGCAGAGTCTACAAATATTCTATCAAAAAAGAATAATTCTTTTACCGCTACAGACGGCGATACGAGCATTCTAAGCGGACAGTACTATCTTGCTTCAACAGGAAAAACCTATCATATGAATGATAGCAGTGCCCAGCCTAGAACCGCAGCTAGTGCTGCATCAGCAACAGAAGCTGTAGCTCTTACTACATGGACTGTATCTCAAGGAGAAACAGAAACAATAATGCGCCGTGTTCCGTCAAGAGAACCATGGTTGTCTCATGAAAACCTTGCACCTCTTAATTTTGCACCAGAAGAAACTGACATTAAAAAACCTAACGAAGATGCAACAGCAATTACTTCGATTCCTCCTGTAGAAGGCACATACAAGTTTACAGCAGATACCTTTAGAAGAGGCACATAAAGCAAGGTAAATA